AAGTCTTTTCCTACCCAATCTACTCTGTCAAAATCATAATAGTCAGTCCATTGTATATTACTTAAACTTGCTTGTAATTCTTTAGGACCTAATACATAAACTATTTTATGTTGTACTTCAGCAGCAACCTTTCTATATACTATAATTGCATGGTTAGCACTTTGTCTCGACACTGTTAATTGAATGTTATTGTTGTTATTAAAATTAAGTAATGCTGCGCTAGGAACTTCAACAATAGCACTTATTGTTGCTTCACTAATTTTACCATTGTCCATGTCCATCTGCGCTATACGATAATCAAACACAACTTCGTCACCACTTGCTGGATCACCAAAGCCTACGGATTGTACAGATAGTGATAAATTATTTGTTAACTGATCTAATGGTATGCCTGGTTGGTCGTTCTCGTCAAGTTCACTAGGACTTGCGTTAAACAATCTTACATATTGATTTGCTTTAAAATAAGACATGTCGTTAGCGTTAATGGTAACAACGTTAGTTAATGTATCTGCTAGTGTACTAGTATTAACTATTGCACTAGTATCAAATGTTTGGTCAACATCAATTGATCCACTAACAAGTAGGTTACCTCTAATGCTTACGCCACCATCTACACTTAAAGCACCGCTGTCAAAGTCAAGTGCTGTTTGCGTACTGTTAATTTTAACATCAACGCCTTGAGCAATATCAAGTAGCGTATTACTTAATGTAGCACTTTGTTGTCCACCTGTGAAAAACTTAAATGTATCTTCGTCACTACCTGCAGATTCTTCTGTTGTAATATATGTATCTTGATCAGCGTCTTTAACGCCACCTAAGCTACCCCAGTATGTTCCGTCAAATCCTTCAAATGCACTTGTGTCTGTGTTAAACCTAATACCACCTTGTGGTATTGTTCCACGTTGACTTACGTCACCTACTGGAATTACAAGTGCATTGTTGCCTTGTATTGTAAGATAGCCAGTTCCTTTTGGATTAATAGTAACATTTGTATTATCTGATACTGACGATATTGTTGTACCAGTAAAGTTTATCGAAGCAATCTGATTTAGCTCACTAAATGCAAATGTGCCATCACCGTTAGTTGTTAGGTAATCGCCATCGTCGCCGTCAGTAATGCCTAAGCCTAATAGTGTAGTTGGTATAGTTGGCTTGTCTGTTAAGTCGTCATAACTTACTGCGCCGCCCTCTGGAAGATCTAAATATTCAAAATCACCGTTAGTGTCTACTGTAAGGTATTGTCCTGCTGTTGGTGTTTGTGAGTTGTCTTTGAGTTTGGCAGGAGTAAGAAAGTCATCTTGTATTTGGCCTAATCCGATAGTACCAAGAAGTTGTAAGAAGTTAGATGCGCCACCAGTGCCGCCACTACCTCCTGTCATTGTTATAAACTGTAAGTTGCCGTTTCCGTCAGTTGCTAATACTTGTCCCGTAGTTCCTTCAACAACGTCTAGTTCATTAACAGTAATTGTATTATTGTTAATTGTTGCATTGCCAGCAGTTCCACTTAGTACGCCACCTAGTACAGGATCTTGTGCAGGTATGTTTTGGAAACTAATTATTCCAGAACCATTAGTTGTAAGTACTTGTCCAACTGCACCGTCTAACACATCTAGATCTAAAATGCTACTTGGTATTACAGGTTTGTTTAATAAATCATCATATTCACCTGTAAATTCAACACCTTGAATTACTATTTTTTGTGCTTCTACTGTGCCAATTACACTAATATTTAATGCATTAACAATGTTACTGCCAGTTAATAAAAGATTATCACCCTCGGGTAATTCACGAAATTGGTTTCCGTTTGTGGTATCTACTATAATTGGATATCTATTTGCCATTCGAATTAATCCTGTTTTTTATATTTATCGGAAACTGAACCTTTAGGGTTTCCATTAATCTTTACTTGCAAACGAGGACCTCGATTTGCAATTACTGTCGTCCTCTTTCCTTGTTCGTGTACAAAACTTTTGCCTTGTTTTTTTAGTTTTTCTGACATTAGACTCTTCCTACGACTACTTCAACAATGCCGTGTTCGGCACTGTCTTTGGTGCTAACTGCTTTACCTAATACTCTACCTACGCCTGGATTATTATCTACCATAGCATAACCTGGTATTGCACTAGTTACTAGCATATCACCTTTTTCTACTTTACCAATTACTTTACAAGGAACTCTACCTTGTAATGCAACTGCAACTACATGGTCACCTTCTAATGCACTATTCATTAAGTGTGCTGGATTAGTTGATACAATGCCTGCAACTCTATGATCGCCTTTAGAATTAGTAACAGTAACTTCATGTTCACCGCCAAATACTAATACTGTGCCTGGCTCATGAGCCGCATCGCCTAAGTAATTTTCTGCCAAGTCAGCATACTGAGCTTGTGTTGCTGTACCATGGAATGTAGTAGCATACATTGCTTCGAACTTTTTAGTTGCAGTACCAACAGTGTTTGTTCCATCTGAACCTCTGTTAAGATAGTTGTTTGCAATTACATTGCCACCTACAAGTGCATCACCTTCATTCCACGAGTCACCTGTTTCGTAATCATGTATTATTTTGTATGAAGTAAGCGTACCCGAACCGTTGCCGCCTGTGCTTATAACTCTAACTAAGTCGCCTGCGGCAACACTTGCTGTTGGAATACCAACTTTTGTATTCCAGTTAGTACTACCTTTAGCAAGAACATAATATAATTGATCTACTGCACCAGCGTTATCGGTTACGGTAGTGCCATCGCCTGTTTGTAAACTATTAGTTATAACAACGTCATCAATATAAAGTGTTTTATATGTTAAAGACGGAGCGCCTAAATTGTAAGCACTAGTTGTGTCTGGCGTCATGCCAGTAACATTAAAGGTAAACGGAATCTTTATAGTATCGTTATCACTGTCAGCAACAACCAAAGCAATGCCGCCTGTGGTACTTTGACCTGAACCGTATCCAAGTGATATACCTGTACTTGCTAATCCTTTTTCTCTTGGTGATTCGATAAACGAAGCATACATCCAGTCAGCTGCTACATATGGGCTAGTTGATGCTGTAACCGAAGCAACTTGTAATATGCTTCGAGTAAAACTATCAGCTACCTGTACTTTACCACTTCCTGTAGTTATTCCGTTTGCTACAAAAGTATCGCCAACTTTCCATACAGCGTTGTTAGCTCTTTGATCAGCTGCTGCAACACAATTATTCCAAGTAGTAGTACCTTTATCAGTAATTTCATACCTAGTACCTACTACTAATGCTGTAACTGCAACTTCAACTGGATTTCCCATTCTACCAATGTTTACGTTACCTGGTATTTTAACATCAGGTCCAAATCCATCGTCTGACATGCCGCCAGCTGCTGTTAATATAACACCGTCTTGTATGTTAGTAAGTTTTAACCCGTCAGCTGTAGTTGTTGTAAGCACTGTTGGTGTAGTACCAGTTCCAATTTTATAAGAGTCTGCTGTTATGCCGTTATTTACATCAGTTTTTACTAATGAATTTTTAGCACCCTGTGTTGTAAACGGAACAATCTTATAAGATTCAGCACTGTTTCTTTGGAAAATACCTTGGGTAGTATAATCAGCTGGCGATGCTGTAACACCATCAATGTCAACAGAGTTAAAGTCTGTGTGTAGCAATCCGCCGCCTTCGTTAACTACAGTCTCAAATGTTACTTCTGCTACATTAGCTGTAGCAGCTGAAGAATTACCTAGTACAGTATCAATACCAATTTTCTTAATTTTATCTAAAGTAATACCGTTGTCTTTTAATTCTACATAACCTCTAGTTACTTTAAAGTGTGCTATATCAAATGCTGATAATCCCAATGTTGCTTGGTTATTTTGTCTTGTTTCAGAATTAACTGGAGTTGATGTAACAGACAGAGTTCGTTTTACTTTGCCTGATCCAGCAACACCGTTTTCGTCTGCTGTAAATACTGAACCAACTGCATAAGTAACGCCAGTTGTGCCTGCTATGATGTTCCAGTTTCCTGAAGTGGTGCTTCCTAAATCAGTAATTATGTACTCATAACCTTCTACTACGTCAATAGCATTTTCTTCTGTTATACTTGTAAGTACAGTTGCGTAGTTATTAGCTTCCTGTAAGAATAATTTTGACTGTTGAATATCAGCTACTGCATTAACATCAGCATCTATTATTACTTCTGGATTAATTTGCATATCAAAGTATGCTGTTGGAACATCTAATACTGTGTTAGTATCATCATCGTCATTTTCTAACCTACGAGTTGTTAGTGCAATATCACTTACTGGTAAGCCAGTAACAAATGGTTCTTGTGAAATATTAATTATTTCAGGATATGGACCTGCTACAACAAAACTATTTCTACTAACACCTGTACTAATACTTGTTACATTACCGCCTGCATCAAGTGTTGCATCGCCATCATATATTAATGTTGGTGCCTCACCTGGCTTAACTTCGTCATAAAGATCTGGACCAATTTCATAAGTTACTACTAGAACATTACCTATTGAAATATCTAACTTAGAATAGTTGCCTATAATTTTACCAAAGTTTTGAGATCCAGTGCTATCTGTTAAATATTCACCAATTGCAAATGATGCATTAGCACCAACTTCACCTACTTCAGCTGAGATATAAACTATTTTAGTATTTGTAAATCCTAAGAACTCATTTCCAGATGCTCCAGTATTTTGCACATCTCTAAGTCCTGTTGCTGTTGCATATTCTTGAGTTTGTAAATCAACATAGTCTCTGTTAACTGCTGTAGTTCCAGGAGTACTGTTAATGTCAACTGGTGCAATGTTTTCAATGGTGTTACCATTCATTTTCAAATTGCCCAACATAGGAACAGCACCATTTTGTGTTAGTACTGATGGTCCTAATGGATTTGGAACTGTGTTACCTGCTTGGTCATAACCCAAACGTCTATTTACATAACCGCGTACTGCTGATTCAACTGGAACAGTGTCGTCAGCATTGTCACTCATAGCACTATCTGTACTAAATTCTGTTACAACAACACCACGCTTAAATCCAATACCGTCAACATCTGACAATGCAATACTTGCCGCAAATGTAACTGTACCTGTACCTTGGTCAACTGTAAAGAATCTACCTACACGGAAGAAACCGTCTTGGTCTGTACTTACATAAAACACTCTACCTTTGTTACGTTCTTGTACTTCATTTTCCTGCAATGGTTGTGCTGCTGGGAAACCTAAAATAACATTTGGATAGTTACTACTGTTAAATGATCCTGTACCAATATCAAGGAAGTCATGTGATGTAGCTCTACATGTTGAAATATCAATTGTAATAGTTCCCGCTGATCCATCTTGTAGACCTGCACGTAATGTAATAGTTCCTGAGAATGTTTGTGTCAATGGTCTTACAAGACCTACTGCTTGACTTGTAATATTGGTTTCTCTATTACGCTGTACACTGCGTGGTATTATAGGGTCACCATTTTGGTCTAGCATCTGTGTCCAAGAACCTGTTGCTGGATCTGGGTCTGCTGCTCCGCCTTCCCAAACTTCTAAGAAGCCAGTGGTGTTAAAGTCAACGCCACTCCACTCATAAAGTTTAATTTCTTGTGCTTTATCACCTGCAATTTTAACCTGTCCCCAAGCAGTCTTATTGTTACTTTGGCGTATTCTTGCTTCTGAAATGCCGCCTGCATAATCTACTATTCTTGAGAATGTAGTTGTTAAAGGAACATCAGATCCATTTACACTAATCTCATCAAAGTTTAATTCTACTTCGGTAATTTCTTTTAGATCAACTAACGCAAATAAATGATTTTCGTCATATATTTTTCTTTTATCATTGAATGCAGTTCCACCATCGTTTTCAACTATTTCTCTATAGTTGTACACATAGTGCTTCTTACCATTCCACATTATAATTTTTGGAAGTTCACCAGTAAAATCAAATGTTCTAAATCCGTCAGTTAATCCACTTGGTCTAAAGTTTCCGTCGGTTAAGAAGTTATTATTAATTCTCCATATGTCTCTAATTTCACTTAATTTGTTAACAGCAATTGTAGTATCACCTGTTGTGTTACCAATAGTTGTGCCTGCACCAATTGGTACGGCTAACTGCGCTGCATCAAAGTCTGCTGCTGTAAGACTAATTCTTTCTTTTGCTACGTTTAATCTTACAAAGTCGTAACTTGCATCAAAGCCAACTAACGACTCGTCTACATCTAACTGGTTACCGACTGGGTCATTAGAGCCAAAGCTAATTGATCTATATGTATATTCTAAATCTTCGTTAAAGTTAATTGCTGTACTTGGTCGTATAGTTAAGTCACCAGTACTTTCAATCTCACCAAATGTATGTGTATTATTTTGTCTAATGTTTATAGGTTGACCATTTGGAATATCTTGTAATATACCGTCATTGTCAAATGTATCATTTGCTGTACTAAAGTTAGCCTTATAAACTTGTCCGCTGCGTAATGGTGTATAATCAGCAATTACATTAATAGTACCTGTAATACTTAAAGTTCTAATACTACCTGTATCAATATCGTCATTTAAGTTATCATCTGCAAATCGTTGCTGATTGACTGATGTAACTGTAACTGTTGCATCATGTGTGCCGTCACTGCCACCTAGTTTCGATCCTTTGATTACCATAGTATCGCCAACTTTATAGTGTTCGCCATCCTCAGAAGCAAATATGCCTACTTTATAAATTCCGCCTTGTTCTCTAGCTTTAGTAATAGTTACTTTTGCTTGGGTAACAGCAGTCAGTGGATCTGTTTCTCCATCAGCAGTGTTACGAGTTACATAAGAAGCAGAGCCCGTTGCAGTTGGTGAACCAGCTGTGCCTAAGTCTGAAAAGTCAATAGCATAACCATCAACAGTAAGTCCGTCAACAATTTCAACACTTGCTAATTCGTATCGTGCAATCCTACCTAGCGGTGTGCCGCCATCTGCGTGATAGTATTCAAGTTCGCCTTTGTTAGTAGGTACATGTTCGTTATCATAAAAGAATATTGATAGTTTTTCTTCTATGTTTTCATAACCTGAAGTATCAAGTATATCAATTTCGATGCCTGTTTGTGTTGCACCCTGTAAAATAATATCTTCGCCAACAGCAAATGTTCCTGTAACATCTTTTAAGAATAACTGATTACCTTCTGTAGGGAATATTGCTGTACCAGAACCTGTATTGTTTGTACATGTTATTGTGTTTCCTGCTGCTACTGTTAAATTATCAGTTAGTGTTATAACAACGGATGCAGAGAATGTAAGTGCGCCTTGCACCATGTCGTTAACCATGTTAACATCATCAGGTACTTCGTTTGGATCCGATCCTTCTGCAACTAAACCATATGTACCATTTGCGTTTGATCCTGATACTGAACGTATTTGGCCACCATTACCTGCATAGTATGCAGTATGACAATAGTATGTAAACATACTAACCATTTCTGATAGGCCACCGTTGATAGTAACAAGACCGTAACCCATATCGTTAACTTGTGTAAAGTCATTACCTAACTGTGATCTGTTACCAGCAGTTTGTAGTGTAATAGCATATCCATTTGGATACAATACAGTATTAGTTGGGTCTGGCTCAAATCCTAAGAAATCACTAAAATTATTTGGATTAATTTTACCTGAACGCACATCTAGTACAAGTGTAGCAGTAGCAGGGCCATTAATGCCACCACGGTCATATTCAATAATATCATTAACTTGATATCTAATACCATCAATATAAAACGGACATGGTGTTTGTGGTTTTCTAATATAAAGACCTGTGTCTTTGTCCCCTTCGATTCTTAATCTAAAGTTACTTTCTTTTTGTGTTACTTTTACTGGAGTGTTAGCACAGAACGCATCAACAAACATACCACCTCTAAATGCTTGTCTGTTTAGTGACTGTGAGAAACTTGAACCTGTTTGTATGTATGGTGATTTAGTTAGAATTTGTCCTTCTGGATCAAGCACACACATAAACCCACCATGACCTTGTACAGTCATGTTACGCAAAATTGTTGCATCGTTCATTAAGAATACATCAACATCAGTTGATAATTTTGCACAGTTATAATTAGTTTCGTCAGTAGTAACATTTGGTTCAATAGCAAAATCTATTAATGAGATTTGCTTATCTAAAATACCAGAGTCGTTTGTTATGCCTTCTTCAACAATAAGGTTAGCATTTATGTATTGATCAGGATGACCAGCGCCACGATATTGAGCTGCAAATGGATCATCCCACGCAACGTTAATGACCATGTCCTGCATCATCTGTTTCAAGTTAACTAATACACCAGCTAATACTCCATCTTCATCTGGACGTTCTTGTATTTCAAAATATATTTGAGCTTGTTGTGATAGTACATTGAGATTTTCGCCTTCACGTAAATCTTTAGTTATTGCATCTACAATATCTGCTACATAATTTCTATATCTACTTTTAGCTTCGTCGTTAACATTAAACTGCGGATTAAATACTCCGTTAAAGTCTACAAAGCCACCGTTTGCAATACGATATTCAATAAACGCAATAGTTTCTTCTTTAATAAATTCTTTATTCTTTTCAATTAGTGTAGCAGCATTTACATAATTGCCAGGGTTGACAAATGCAAGTTGCCCTTGTCTATCAACGTTCTTTGGTGATCCAGGCTTAACTAGATAGTGTCTACCAAAGAAGCCGTCAACTTCGCCTGTAAGCGGATTGGTATATGGTTCACCAGCTACTGGCAAGTTTGCATCGGCTATTCCTGTAATGCTTGTAGTAGCTGAACCTGTTAGGCCGTCAAACTCTTTATCTCTATAGAAGTAAGTTCCTGCCCACGGCGATTGAGATGTTCTACGATTTGGTCTAATAAGTACTCGTCTAAATTCGTCACCTACTAGTGATACGTTAGTTGGAACTCTAATTGGATAATCTTCGTAATACGTACCAGTTTCAATCTTAATAGTAATGTTACGTTCGTTTACAATGTTACCATATTCAAGGTTTTCACCTATGATAAACTCTATTGGTTTTAATAATTCTAATTCAACTTTATCTTTATTGCCGCCTGAACCTGGATTGTTAACTGTGTCATTACCAGTAGCATACGATATAATTCTACCTAATGCTCCAGAAGTTTTACCTCTAATAATTTTACCTACTCTTAGATCTCTATTTTGAGGATTACCAGCATCTACAAATCCACGTTCAGTTGTGCCGCTAACAGTGTTAGAGAAGAACATAACATAGCGTTGGCCAGTTGTTGGTACATCACTAGCACTAAACACGCCGCCTGCAATAATAGCACGTTGTATTTGGAGTGTACCACCAGTACCTGCAATCGGCGAAGTAGATGTTAACGCTGCAACATCAGCTAATCCTGGTTGATCTGAATTAAAGGTAATAATTTCTTGATCGTAAATAGTTTGATATCTTTCATTTGCTGGTATTACACTGTTTATGATAACACTAGCAACAACTTGCGATGTGTACTGTAGTAAAGTTGCGTATACTTCTCTAACTAAACCAGCTTGTGATTTACTGTACTCATCTTGGAAATATTCAATTGCTGTTCTATTTGATAAGAAGTTAGCTGAACCACTACTTAGATAATCCAATGTTGCTGCATTTATGCCATTACGCAAATCTTCTTCAGCAATTTTTGTGTCAATAACACGACCGGTCCAGTTTACTGATATATCAGAAAGATTAGATGTTTCCTTAGTAATAATTTGATTCTGTGCCCATGCTAATGTTTCTGCTATAATAAAATCTAAGTTAGCATCAATAATTGTTTTGGTATTCAGTCTATTGCCGTCAGAACCAACACTAATGCCTCCGGTTAGTACTCTTGATTTTTCAATCACTGGCGGAGCAGATGGATCAATAGTTCTAGAACTAACAATGTCCTGTAAGTATGGACCTGGTTCAAATGATGATGCAATTTGTACTGCTTCAGCTTTTCTTGCTGCTGCACCAACAGATCTATATGCATATGCTAATGAGCTACCTTCTTTACCTGGAGGCGCAACTCTTTGATCATCATCACCTACTGTACTAACAAAAATGTTTGCACTTGATTCTTGTGACTGACTATCAACATATAATTTTGAAACTGCTTGTAAGTCATCATCGCCGTTCGGCGCACCTGCACCTGCAAGATCACCTGGATGGTCATGCAATACTAACGGACCTGTCATTCTATCGCCTTGGCGTCTAACAATACTTTCACGAGGCATAACCTGTTGACGTAGGAAGAATCCTTCTAACGATGAATCATAATTTGCATCAAGTAGTTTTAATTCTACTGAATCAATTAATGATAGTTTAAGTCTAAGTCTTTCTCTTTCTGCAGGATCAGCTAGTAGTGCATCTTCTGCCGCTAGCCACATACCTAAGTTGTTTTCGTCAAGAACACCAATATAAATTGTTGCGCCATTTAAAATTGCATTATATAGAGGATTGCCGTCTTCGTCAGTATCTAGTGAACTTTGTGTAACAAATTGTCCTGAGTCTGTGTCAAATATAGTTCTCTGCCAATTAAGCCCACTACCCTCAGTTTTAAATATGTAAGGTGCACCGTCAGATCCTCGAGATAGACCATGTGCAGTAACATTGATTCTGTTGTCACCTGTTAAAATACTAAATGTAAATTCATACTGTGTTGCACCAGTTGGTTCATCCGGAACATTAATTGTTTCGCCGGGTGCCTGTCGTGGAATGTATGCCTTGTCAGCAAACTTCTTATCAATCACAATGTCATCTATTGATAACGCTGTACCGTGTACATTGTTAAACGATGTAATGTTATTGGTGTCAACGTTTGCAATAACTTGTCCTGCTGCATTTAACGGTCCACCAAGTACTGGTGCTGGATCTTTAATTATTGTAACATTGGCAATTTTAAGTATAAGTTTACCTGGAGTTGATACATCAAACCCTATAGTGTCAACAGTTCCTTGATCTGCACCTGCTTCGCTGGAGTCTGATGCAAGTTCTAGTATAGTGATGCCAGTAGCATCTTGCTTTACTGCTGGAATAAATGCTTTAATTCCGCCACCTTCAAACTCATCTAAACTTTCAGGTGTGTCAGCTAGGCTGGTAAAACTAATCTGTCCACCTTTACCTACAACTGCATATATCTCTCTGAAGTTTTCGTTGACTTTACGAAACGACTCGCGAACGCTATCACCGGTTCCGTCATTACCTTCAACGCCGATGTCTACTTCTTGTCTTGCCATTTTATTTTAGCTCCATTATACGATCTGGCTCTTGCGCCAGGTTGTCTATATCAAAGTTTATACTAACACCGCAACCACAACTACTTTGGGCGTTAGGATTTTTAATCTCAAATGTTGATCCTATTATAGATTTTACATAATCTATTTCTGATCCTGCTAGAAACATTAAACTATGTCCGGTTACAATAAAGTTTCCTTGATCACATTCAACTAAAAAGTCATCTGCTTTCAAATCTTCTTGTGTTGCTGTACTCCATTCATACTCGAATCCTGCACAACCTCCTCCTTTTACATCTAAACTAATAGCAAAACAATCATTTTCGTTGCATAAAATGCTAACTTGCTGATCTGCTGCTGGAGTAAGTGTTACTAAATTCATTAATTTTCCTATCTTATGTATGTATTTAGTTTATAATTTTATAATCTTAATGTAAATATAGTTATGTTTATAAAAGAATTTAAAAAGCAAACCCGGCATGTTCGTAAAAGCAAAACCGGCAAGGAACACGCCTACAAGCGTGATGTGACTATATGTGTGTTTAGATGCGATAATTGTGATACAGAGTTTCAACGTGAAAGAGGATCAATGGATCCTAAGCGTTTAAATAATAACTACTTTCACGTATGTAAGAACTGCGATAGTAAGAAATTTGCACAAAAAAAGGGAGTAGAACGCAAAAAAGTTTGGAACTTGCCTGCTAGTTCTGATCTCCCTATAAGTAAAATGTAATTATTTTTCTTTTTTGAATAATGTCCATGCACCGTATGCAATAGCGGCATATGCTACTATACTTGCAATAGGCTTAAAGATTAAGAACGCAACGCCAGCACCAATTAATACAGCACCGTCGAGTGTAGTACGTTCACCTAGTCTATCCATAATAAATTTTTTAACCATCTTTAGTCTCCTGTTGTATCATATTTAGTAAATATATGTTCCTATAGGAGGAAATTATGATAAAATGGTTAAAAGGCATTTTAGGTTATGGAACTGTTCCAGCTGTTATTGAAGAAGTAATGGCCGAGCCAGCACCTGCACCTAAAGCTAAAAAGAAAACCTCTACTAAAACTTCTACAAAGAAGACTTCTACAAAGAAAGCTTCTACAAAGAAAGCTTCTAGTAAAGGGTGCGATTTTGATAAGTTGAATAAGACTCAACTTCTTAAAGAGGCAAAGCAACGTGGTGTTAAAGCCAATGCAAGTCTTTCTAAGAGTGAAATTTTAAGTAGACTTAAGAGCGCATAATAGCAGTCTGTAATTGATTAATTACAGATTCTTGGCGAGTCAGCTTACGTTCTAGGACGGTTAAAGCGGCTCGCTGTTTTTTTGACTGCTCTTCCAAAGATCTTACATATGCAAGAGTAGGCAGGTCCGTTGAAGAACCATCTTCACCTAGCATAGTAATAGTATCAACACCTTGAGCTCTTAAACCGCCTGTGATGCGATTAGGATTTTTATCCGATGCTGGCGCTGTGTTCTTGGACTGACGCCCGTACATTTTGTTCAAATAACTCATAATGTTCTAACTCCTCTTTGTATTTATACAGGTCAATGCTTGCAAGATTTTTGCATTTAGATTCACACATGATATCTGTATATGGCAAAAAGCTCAATGCCCAATCGTTAACTAGCTGGTTAGGATAGTAATCACTGTGCGCTCTAAGTTTTGCTTTCTTGTAACCGTCTTCTAATAGTTGTGCCATATTAGGCATAGTGTTGTGTTCATAGCCTGCGGGTAAGTGTTCGTTGCGGCTGTATGAATAATGTATTGCAGGTCGCACACCACGCCAGCTGTCTATTACGCGAGCAAATCTATCGTCGGTGGGCTGTATGTATTCACCTTCACGGCACCAGTGATGGTGTATGTCAAGCACAAGTGCGAGGTCGTCTGCAAGTTCAAGGCTGCTGTCGAGTCCCCACTTGTTTTCGTCGTTCTCGATTGTGATGACGTTTCTCGCTTCGGGCGTGAGTCTCTTAAGGGCGTCTTTGATCCCTTGTGGACCTCTACGACCTGATATGTGTACATTGCATTTAAAGTCTTGGAAGGTTTTGCCGTATCCCATATAGCGGATGACATCGGTGTGATATTCAAATTCTTCTATGCTCCTCTCAACTATTTCTTCACTATCTGAAGCAAGGACTGTAAATTGGCCTGGGTGCATCGAGAGTCTAACATCGAGGGCTCTTGCCGTGGCGCCGACTTCTGCAAACGTTCTTTCCGCATATTCCACCACGTCAGGCTTACGCCAAAAATAACTCCAATCCCGCTGGGTATAAACAGGAAGTACATCAGAACCGAGTCGAACCATCCTAAGTTCAGCTGGAAGAGATCCCACATATTCAATCAACCTTTTGTATGACGCAATGTTATGGACCATGATGTCCCATAAGCGTTCTTCAGCAACATCACGTGTCTGTCTGTTAAGCCACTGTACTGTTGTGCTACGAGTATTTAGCGGGCGTTGTATTTCTTCTAGTACTTTCTTCTTTTGTGTTTGATCGGGGTACATGTACTTACATGCAAAACCTATTCGCTGTGTAGGTTCTAGGTCTGCAAGATAATCGCCGCAGGTAGTAAATTTTAAATCGTTCATCATAATGTGTGCCTAAGTTTGTATTGTGTAAACATTATAGCATGTATATACGTGTTTGTCAACGCCAATTTTGTATAACCCAATCATCGATACAATCTTTTGGATTTGGTTGTCCATGAAATACTGCAATGCTTGTGTCCTTATGTATATGAGGTTGTCCTTTTTCAACAAAGTTTCGTACTCCGTTTATTCTAGTTATGTTTGCCATATTGCGCATTTCCCACTTGTAGCTCTCGGCCCACTTGTCAGGATAGTATTGAAAGGGATGGTTTGCTTGTACAACTTGATCGTAAATGTAGTCTTGGTCTCCGTGATACTTCTTAATGTGCATCATAGGATTTTCTATAAAATTTTCGTAGATATAAGATTGACTTCCTACTTCAAGTCTAAATATACTGCTGTTAAACTTTTTCCAGTCCGTACGCATCTTTCTTGTAAAGTCTCGTAGTATACAAAACTTGTCTGGATGAACATCAAAGAACTTACTAATATCTTTAAAAATTACAACGTCTAAATCAGAATATAGTATTGTACCCTGTGTAGGCAAGTATGGACTAAAGAACAGAGGCTTGTACCACCATCCTTTTACATTGCTAACCGACGGCAGGTCAAATGCTTCTATATCATTATCGAGCCCATTGCTATCATCAGTATAACAAGCAAACCGAACATCACTAGGCGCATGTCGTTTAAACATAGAATGCAGAATATTCACATACTCTGCATCATACTTAGTTCCGTGTTTTAGACATACGAACCAACGGTCTTGCATTTACACCTCGTAGATTGCCGAGTTTGCTCCGTGTTCTGCACATTCTGCTCTTACACAATAGCAACGATTATCGCTTGCTTCACGTACTAGTTTATCTGCAAAGTTAAATGCGTGTTGTGCAAACTTCTCTGCACCCACTCCGTCCATTACTACAATTTCTGCTAGTCCAAGTTCTTGTAGTTCCATAAACTTGTCTAAGAATGGATCGTCTTTGTCAATTGCTGTCTTGTGGTCAAAGTTATCTTCTAGCCATTTCTTCAGTGGCTTTAATCCGCCAAAGTCAACTGCCCAGTTTTTATTATCTAGCTCATCACATCCAAATGTAAATGTAAACGCTAAACTGTAGCCATGTAATAAATGACAGTGTGAATGATCTGCATTAGGTTGTCTAAAGACTGCTGATAGTCCAATATTGTGTCCGTAATGTTTTGTGCTTAAATGTTTTCCCATAGTATCTCCTGTTAGGTTATAAGTTAATATGAGCGGCAGAGTTAGAAGGGTTGACGCTAAGACCTATATGTTATAAACTATTATAACGTATGTTACTTATTGTGTCAACCAAAACGTTAGGATAATTCCAGGCTTTTGGCAACTCCCAGTTGTCTAGTTGATATATAGTAAATTTTAATTTAGGAAAGCACTTGAATATCTTTGCTGTTTGATGTACCCAGTAGCGTGGGTCAACTGCTCGTTTGGATGAGACTGAGTAGTTAGGCGTGTCTTTGTATATGTTGTTAACTAGTTTATCATCACTATACAAATCAAAACCTATTAAATTTACATATCCTTCTTTTGCAAACATAGAAGCAACAAGAACAGCATAAGATCCGCTACCCCAATGAAAGGGTTCGTCTGCTCGTTCACTACCTTCATAAGGCAATGGCGGTAACTTACGAACACCGGGTTGTGCAAACCTGTCGTACCAATCTTCTCTTGTGTATATTATCGAATGTGTATTTACGTTACCTTTGAGGGTTTCGTTCATCATACGCTTGTCGCAGCATATTAGATGATCAGTAGAATAATCTCGCCAAATTGCATTACATCCTACCTTGGGGCCGTCTAATTGATTTATATCAATCGATACTCGGCTCTGCCCGTTGCCTATTGACCACATTCTCTTTTATCTCTTGTAATTGCTTTTTAACTTCAACAAAATCATCTAGTACTTGATCAGACTTTTTTATCATGTATACAATTTTATTTAGTGACCACCACCACCAAAATACACTGGTTGTGACAAAGGTCGCAATGATAATCATTGACGTGATTGCTTGTTCTTGCTTGTGCCCTAAAATAATTTCGCCTATTAAAACTGCTAACGCGACGAATGGCATTGTCCATGCCGCATATTTCCAGTATCTTGCCTCTTTTACGTATTTGTTTTCCAAATTTATCTCCCTTACACAGGCAAATTATGCCTCTGTACTACTATTTATTTAAGGGTTACTATGAGTAATATTATAAGATATTATACTGAAATTGCGCCAAAAGTTTTCCAGTCACCTGGAGTACCACTCTTAACACAAATCCACCCAACGTATGATGTTGGTCTTGGGTCTGAGTTCCAAACTATATCACCTTTATTCCAGCTACCCGCGTCTGGAACATTACCTGCTACTGCAAACTTTTTGCCTTCAAATCTAACTGGACCGTTAGACTCTATAGAAACATCATCCACTGTTGTTACACCCACGCCTAGTTTGCCGTGTATGTTTACGTCTGCAGAGTTTGATCCTCTAATGCCAAATTCAATTTTGCCTGTTTTAGCGATACTAATTCTTGGTGTATTGTCTGTGATTAAGTGCAAGCCTGAATTACTAAATGCTCCAACACTTATGTCAGTGTCGTCTACATCAATTATAAATTCACTTGCCCAACCTTGTATTGCAAGATTGCCGTTGGGTTGTTCTGTGCCTAATCCGAGTCTATCAGTTTCAACATTATATCTAAAGCCATCACCAAATGCAACATGTCCTGCTACATCAAGTCCGTCTAGTGTTCCTACTGAGCGTAACTTACTATCTCTAACGCTGTTGCCTAAGCCTGTAGCTGATAATACTGCTTCACCACCTATGTGATATGCACTATCTTTTGAGATATCAAAACTAACACTTGACCATAATCTATCAGGATTATTTTTTAATACTAACTGTTTGGTTACTACGCCTTTGCCTTGCCATAGCAAGCCTTTGTTATAAACACTTCCGTCACTAGCACTAAACTCTAAGGATTTTGAAGAACTGTTCCTTAGGTCGCCTGCTATTTCGTCTGCATAAATTTTACGTACTGTAATATCACCATCAATAGTTAAGCTGCCGTTTACTGAAGTATCACCTTCGATGTAATCAACGTCTATTTTATCTGTAGTAATACCATTGTTATCAACTAGTACTGTTAATTTTGTAGCATTATCTTTAATACCGACTGAACTAAAATTAGTTATCGTTCCGCCGTTGATTTTGCTTCCGTGTATTCCACCCTGGGGAATATCATCTACATTGGGCTTGACTTCATTAGGCTTGTTTGCTAGTTCTCCTAGCAACTCTGCTAACTGTATCAAACCTTCTTGCGAATGTTTTAATGTTATCGGGTCAACTGATTTGTTCTTCATACAAGTATTTATCAAGATACCTTTAGAAGCACCGTATCAGGGTTACACCTCCCATTGAGCTTGGTATCTGTAGTTGGAATATCATCTAAGAACTTACGTAGTGCAACTTTACCTGCTGATTTAAAGTTTTTAAGTTGCTCAGGGGGTTTACGTAGAGTCTTTTGAATACTTTGACTTTCATCAAATCCAATAATAGTTGTACCCTTAACACTTAGTCCTGTACCTTCTCGCATCAGTCCTTTAGGATCAATATTTTCTGCGACATACTTACCTAGCTTACGTGTCTTAGTATTAAATACCCAAAGTTCATTGGCGCCTACAATAAGTGTAGGATCAATACTTGCTAGTGAATACTTGCTGTCTGCTTTACAGAATTTCATCTTCTCAACTACTTTAGTAGCACTACGTTGTTTAGGCTTACGTGGCTTACGTGTTGCTTTTGCTTGATCAATAATAAAGTCTAATTCACCAGTTATTGTATCAACTGCTTTACGAAACTTTGCAATCTCTGATTTCTTAAGATGCGCATAGCCTTCTTTAAGTTGAGCCCACATGTCTTGTTCATGTTCACTCATTTTCTTCAACTGTCCAGCAGTTGGATACCTATCAAGCTCTTTAAAGTCTATTAGTTCGTTTTCCCAAAATGTACGCATCTTACGAGCATGTGCTTGTGTAGGCTGTACTTTTCTAAAGTGTGCCTTAAAATCAAAACCATTAGGATCAAATTTCTTTGCATTAGTGTGCCATGTGTCTAACCATTCATCAAGTGGCTCTGACATTTCAATAGCTTGATCTCGGATACGTTCTTGAATTGTTGGAACATACTTCTTCTTGGTTATTTCTTCTTCGCTCTGTTTTACTTCTACTACTTCACTTCCAATTTCAATAGCTTTTTTAATTTTACGTTTTAGAAAGCCTTCAATATGACATTTAAGATCGCCACTTGTTCCTGGCAAGCTCTCCCAATGTGCCGCTTCCTTATCATTTAATCTTGGAGCGCCTTGCATGTCCATACGTGCTACAATGCCGCCTGTAATGCTCAAGCAACTGTTAGGAGCAGCCTTCATGTTCTTAATTTCTTCTTTAGTGTAATCGTTTTGTTCCATCCATTTAGGAACATACGCATACAAATCCGCCGGCTTAAAATTTTCATAGTACCAAGTGTGTGCATGTCTACGATGCTTATGAATTTGTTCGCCTGTCATCTCCTCCAAACCATCCCAACTAGGTTCTTTGAGTTTTGCTCCACGTTGAATACGAGGTGCGGCTCTTGTTGCTTTACGTTTTTTCGTCTTTGGAAGTGCCATCTTTAATCCTTACGTTTAATTTATTTCATTAGTATATAGTCGTAGTTACTAAATGTCAAGTTCTTTTTAACATTAACCAGGTTGCATGTTTAGGTTCTAGCTGTCCGGTTACTTGTACTTTATACCCGTAACTATAATCATCTGGTCTAATGTGGTATTTTATGTTAGCACCGTTTTCCATGCAGAACTTGCCTTCAGGAGTTTGTTGCCACTCGTATATAGGCGAAGCAACGTAGAGGTCAGGATCCTCTACATCGCCCATATTAAACGAATATAGTACGTATTGGTTCATTAGTTTTTAGACAGATCGTCTAAAATTTGTTGTTGTTCGTTCTTATAGTCTTGATAACGTAAACGAACAATGTCTTGCGTAAGGTCAACGAAGATTAATATTGGTGCAAGAAAGAATAAATCTCCATGAACAAATATAGCACCTAAGATTGCAATTGAAAAATATACTATCATTCGTTTTGAATAAGGTTGCATATCTGTAAAGTTCCATTTTAAGAAATACATAATGTTTTTCATTCTAAGCCTCTTTGTTGGGGTTCCAAATAGTTAAGTTCTTAGTTTTAAGTCTGTTAACAACTAAGTTATATCTTGATTGTTCTTCTTTCCATTCTTTTAACCATTTGTGGCCGTCACGTTCTGCATCAACAAAGATAGCATTAGTCATTGCCAGTGGTACAAGAATAGCCATATGTATGACAATACTTACTACAGTATTGTATCCAAAAAATCCTAAGTAGTTTGCGGCTAAGAAGCCAAAGAACACACTCCATATAGTAAACAATACCAACATGAAATATGTTTGCAAACTTGGGTCTGGTATGTATTTTAATGGATTGTATTTGACATCCATTACTCGCCTCCAGCCAGCAACAAGGCGCATTGTAATTCGTCTAAATAGACTTGGCTTTTTTAAACTTGGTTGTATCATTTCCTTTCTCCTAATCAACGTGGTTTCTAATAAATTCTTTTATTACATGAATGCCATATGCGGCCCATGTAACTACAATTAGACTAAAGAATAGTATTTGAATACTATCCATTATAGTTTCTCTCCGGGCTCAAAGCCTCTAAAAGTTTTAAATCTTGGAAAGCGTAAACTATATGTTCCGTCTTGATTTTGTGTAATAGCGTCAGCTCTTACTTCTACAAGATTGCCAACAAGAGCATTACGATGATCCCAATACTCGTCCCTATGAACATCAGTGAACCCACTACCGACATTAACGCTAATAGTCTTACCGTCGTCGGTTCCTTCGCAGACAATCGCTCCAAGTCTGCCTTCATTACGGCCAGTACCTTCTTCAACATCAATAACCTCCAATGTTACTTCTATAAATGGTTTTGCTTTTAACCAAGCGTGTGTACGCTTACACTCATACGGTGCATCAACGTCTTTAATCATAACGCCTTCGTATCCACCGTCTACAGCCGCTTTATTTAACGCTACAAAGCGTTCTTGTCCTTCGGGTGTGTCCAAGTCAACATCTTCCCAGTCCAACGCTTGTACGTGCTCTAAGACGCTTGCATGGTCCTGTACCCAATGCTTAGTAATAAGGCTTCTAAAGCTCTGTGGCTTATCCCAACTACCACTCATAAAACATCCTAGTGGAACAGTGTCAAATAAGTGCAGTACAGCATCAGTAGATTGCTTACCGTCTTTGCGATGTACTTGCTTCATAAGGTCCTGGAAGTTAGCACTCATTACTTCGCCGTCTAATACGAGCGGATAAGGCACAGGATGATCTTTAATTACTGCTTCAATCTCTGCAATGATGTGTCCAAAGTTATGAAACTGTTTTCCGTTACGGCTAAACATCTCTACTTTGTTGCCACGTATAATTGTAATAACACGCACACCATCTAGTTTAATTTCTATTTGCTTTTTGCCAACCATTTTCTTTTCATGCTTAGCCGAGTCGTGTGCTAGACTACAAGTGAATACAGGAACCGTTCCTGGTGCTGCCTTGTTTACTGTCTTTTCGCTCACACCACAACGCAAGTCTTTAATTAAGATACGTCTATAAAAGCCATTCCATTGTTCTGTAGTAGCAACACCCATTGCTAATTCAATTGCATCACGAGCGGCGTGGCCTGTAAGTTTACGTCCTGCAAGATTCATTGCTAGTTCAACAAATGTTTCCCAAGCCAGTCCTTGTCCTGTAAGCACATCTGTACGCTCCGGAACTTGTTTTACACCAAATGTAACAAGTGGGTCAAGTGCCATTTTTAAGCCTTCAAAGAACTCTGGAATACCTTCGTCAAATGCTGCTTTTAGTATTGCTTGTTTAGCCAGTTTGCTGTTGTCTGCTTCTAACTGTGCAATTATATCTTGTGGTTGTGTTCTTACCATGCCATAGCCCCTTGAACTTTGTCTAAAATTTGTTTAGTGTGTTTACACTGTCCTCTAAACGTAAAACCTGCGCAATCGCAAGTAAATCCTTCGTTATGCAATTCTACGCTGTATTCGTTGTCCTTACTGCCTTTCACAGGCCATACAACACCTACCATCCAATGGTCCTTAGACTTAAAGATGGTAGGCTTTAGGTATTTTGCTTTGTACTTGCTCATACTAACTCCTCAATGTTTATTGGAGTGTAGTTAATCTGCTCAACACAAACGCACTTGTATGGTCCTTCGGGTGAAGGGTTAGTGTGTATGTGTCCGTGAACGTTTAACTTTGGCTCTTTAAACCTGTGTGCTTCAGCAAGTGTGCTTTCGTGCAACGGAGTGTGAGTAAAGATAAAGCCCGGCATGTCGATCCACAACTGAATGTCTTTGAAGAACGGAGCAAGGTGTTTTACATTGTCGTGATTACCAATAACAAGTCTTTTCTTGCCAGGTAACTTTGCAAAGTTTGCAGTCAACCAGTCAGCTTTGTTGTGACCAAATAATACGTCACCACAGTGGATAACAGTATCTTCTGGACTAACAACACTTACCCAGTTGTCCATCATTGCTTCGTTCATATGCTCTACGGAATCAAACTCACGACATGGCTTACCAAGGTAGTCTTTAAACTCTAAGATGTTTGCGTGATTAAAGTGAGTATCACTTATTACAAAAGTTTTTGCCATGTTGTGTGCCTCTTTGCCTAATTAATATAACTATTATAGCATCTATGTGCTAGTTGTCAACCGAAATATCTCTAAATCTTTGGCGTAAAAGTCATTGATTTTATTGAAGTTTGCATTAGCAACTACATAATCTCTAACTTTAATCTTAGATTCGTCAGTGTTTATAGTGTTTACTATATTAATATGTGCAGTAGATCTGAAGCAATTCCAGTCATCCTGTAGTTGTTTGAGAACATTAGGTCCGAACGGATAGAGCTTTGTTCTTTTGGGGTCTAACATGTCTATAAATGTATGTTGGGGAGCAGTATGCTTGTCTAGGTGTATACGATCAAGATCCACAGTAGTAATGTCTAATCCGTCAAAGTTTTGTCCACGCCAAAGATACTCGGTTGCTCCACTGATCCATCTGTCTACTGGATCTCTAAAAACAGCAATGTATGTTCTTCTGTTGATAGCTTTATAGTCTGTGGGCTTCCAAGCAATATATGTAGATATTGCTGTACTTGCATTCTTGGGTATTAATACCATACATGCTTTGTCGTTGTAAAATCCAGTTCTGAACATGTGTATATTTAACTGGCGCGGCTGAAGAGATTCGAACTCCTGACTTCCTGGTTCGTAGCCAGGTACTCTATCCAGCTGAGTTACAGCCGCGTATAATTTATTATACAATCTAACAATAGGTATGTCAACCTTGTTTGGCATAGGTGGAGGGATTCGAACCCTCTTGCATCTCTGCACTAGTTTTGGAGACTAGCGTGACACTCCAACTTCACCGCACCCATAAAAAAAGCCCCTAACACTAATA